TCGCGTGGCTCGTTCGGCTTCGCTTGAGTAGGCACCGCGTACCACATACATAAAAGCGGTACGGAAGCGATTGAGTCTGACTCGATCTTCGAGCCACGACGAGAAGCGTCCTATCCATACGAGAAGCGGTGATAAATCCGCTTCGCCCCATGGACTCCCTACCGGCTGATTGCTGGCGAAGTGGAGCATAAATAATGGCTGGTCTTGACCTGGCTCGTACGCAACCCACTTGTCCTCTCCGACTGCATCCCGTGTATAGCCGGTCTCCTGCTCTATGTCGTTCTCTTTGGTCTCGATCTCTTCGATCTGTTCTGCCGGGACCATGCGGATGATAGTCATGCCGGTTGCATCCACGTTGAACAACGGGAATAGATTGCCTGTGCGTGTGTCCTCATCCTTCCAGCGTTTCAAGTTCCGTTTGAATTTATTTGCCTTCATCCATTCTTGAAGAAAATCGTTTGTTCCTTCATGTGGGCTGGTTATCGAGATACCTTTGCCGATGACGAAGGATGTCATGAGCCGGACGATCCTGCGCGCGATGGGGTTGACTCTCCATGCACGGAGAGACTCGGCAAAAATCTTCTTGCGGTCCCACGTGCTGCGGCCTTCGTACAATCCGCTCATGCCGCCTGTGAAGAAGTTCGAATCTCTTTCGGGGCTGAGCGCGAGTGACGCTTCGAGCGCGTCGTTGAGCATTGATACCTGTTGTTCAAGCTGCTTTTTAGTTGTCATGCTGTTCGGTGAACCTTATTTGAAACTCTGGTATCTCATCGCCGTCATGGATTTCTGGAAATGAATCGTGTGTGAAAATGAAAAATACCTCTCCCCTGTTCTGGTCGTAACCGTTGTAGATGAATTGCGCGTCGGGTGGTAATCCTGCGGTTGTTTTCGTTTTTTGGATTTCATTGTCTTGCGTTATCATGCTGACAATCAATCCAAATGAGACATAAACCTTTACAATTTTTCTAGTAGGCATTGTTCATCTCCTGTAATACGTCCTGCTCCGGCTCTATGATGGTCGTTTCGGATGGCACATACCACTCGAGCTTGTCTAGTTCGGCGGTCATGGCGTCGGCTGTGATATGGTCGTCGTGTATAAGCTGACCATTGGCTCCGCGCGTGCCGTCCTTCACACCCCAACGCATGGTCTTGGCTGGCCCGATCAGAATTTCGCTTTCGCAGTTGGCGTATTGTTCGTCAACGATCCCGCTTGGCGCGCAGTCTCTGAACCTTCCTGTTTCGATCATGCCGATGAATGCGTATCCGATCTCGCTTTTGGTCTGTTGTGTGAACTTGACTGGAATTGTTTTGGTGGGGAATCGCTTGGTAGTCATTGCCCATAACCCCTCCCCTACTCCGGTTGAGTCTATGACGATGTACTGCGCGTTCCATGCTTCGGCTATGGCTTTGATCTTGCCGAAGATGGAAATATGGTTCTCTCCCTGCCATGCCTTGCGCTGCACTACTCTATAAGTTGGCGCTTGCAGGTCTTCGAGCGTGGACAGGTCTATGTCCACGATGTTGAGTGTGGTGTAGTCCCTGCCTGGATTGCCCATGCCGTCGAGATTCAGGAGTGCTTCATCCTGTCCGCCTACGTCGATTGTTAGTGCATAAATGCGACCGGGGACAGGAGACGGAAGACCGGGCTGATCTCCGATCATCAGGGCGCGGCGTGCGGCGTTGAACATACCGGCTAGTTCGTCGATCTCCTCACAGAAGTATTGTGTCTTTACGAGTGGGTGCTGTCGGCCTAGTTTCTTGATTTCGTTGTCGATGAATGTGCCGTACGCGGGTACGATCTTGCGGACCTGGTCGGCATTGTAGATAAAGACTCGTTTGATCCCGTCCTGCTTTTCGAGCTCGAGTCCTGTTCTCATCTCCCTTGCTAATAGAGTCTTGCTTGTCCACGTTGTGCCTGTAATGAGCCTGGTTGCGTTCGTGCTCGCAACCATGGGAGCGAATTTTTTATCGTATACGCTCGGCTCTATGTCCTGGGCTTCGTTGATGATCAGGGCAAGGCTTGCCGTGGCTCCTACCACGTTGGCGCTGCCGTCACCTGACAGGAAACTGACGACTGCATTTCCGATCATACGCATGAAGTCGGAGCGTTTCGACCAGAACATTTTTGTAATCAGGTTTGTTGAGAGTCGTTTCTCGAAGCGCATGATCGCATTGATCGTCTGCGGTTTGTAGGTTGGGTTGGCGACGACGATCCCCACGTCTCGATGTGCGAATAGATTGCAGAGGAATGCCAGCAGGTTTCCGACAAGTTCGTCCTTCCCTGCCTGGCGTGACATGATGACGACGAACGTGAGTCCTTTTTTGTGAATGACTGAATCAATGATTGCTTTTGCCGGCGCGAGTTGATAGCTTCGCATGGTGATACCTCCGCCGCGTTCGGTGAACGAAGCGAAGTTCTTTGCAATGTGTTTGATCGTTTGCTTGATCGTGCTCACCTGTCTGCCTCCCAGGTAGATATAAACCCCTCAAACGGCATCTCTACCCTGCCGCATTGTGAGCATGTTGCGTTTGGCTTTTCAACCAATCGGCCTAATCCGTTGACTGTGACTGTTTTGTCTGCCTTCACGTAGCGCGCACAATTTGGGCAAACTGGAACAAAGCAAGGGTCTCCTTCTCCCTTTCCGTCGTATGTTTTTCTTCTTGTCTCTGCATATTCAAACATGTTACAAACCTAATTCAAGCCTGAGTTCTTCCAATGCTTCCATGATGCCCTGTTCGAGCGTGCCGCCTTTGCCGCGTGTGAGGTAGTGTGTTCGGATCATGGTGGATAGAGATTGGGTCATAAGCGATAGTGTGTTCAATTGCTGCAAATAATGGTTGTCGCGGGTGTAATTGCCTTTGTCGTCTCTGTGAGTGATTTCATCGAAAGATAATTGCTCTGTAAGTCTATCCATGCAGACACGGAGTAGATCAAGTTCATCCTCAATCGTGAAGCGGTCTTGTCCTTCAAGTCTTTTGCTTTCAGTCGTTGAGAACTGGCGCGAATAGAATCCGTGCTTCTGTGCATTCTTATTTCCTGGCTGCCCGCCTGCCTTTCCGGCGTGGGCAGGCGCGCCGTGCTTGCGTCCTTTCGTGGCTTTGGGCATGTCACCTGTCTGCGCCTTAGGCAGGTCCTGACAACCATCTGAATAGCTCTATAAGGATTATGCCAATGCCTGGTGAAATGATCGCCCAACGCCATTTGCCGCGTTCTGCTTCTGCTTTTGCTTCCTTCGTGGTCTGTGCTTCCAGAAAATCATTGATTGCCTTTTCCATGTTTGCGATCCGTGTGTTGGTTGTGCCTTTGGTCTCTGCCACGTCGCCGATCACCTGCATGGCCTCCTTCATAACGGTTGCCATGAATCGCAGACCCTGGCGCGTTTCGAATTTGTCGTCTTTGAGTGCTTCGTCGATCTTCTCGATCACTGCTGCTGCTGTGCCGTTGGTCATGGGTAGTATGGATATCCTTTCTTGCCGTCGATCAACAGTTTTGTGTAGGCGAGTGGGTAATAAATCGGCTGGCTTGCTATGATCGGGATAGGTACGTCCTTCCCGTCCAGATTTGGGAAACGATAGACTGCGTAACCTCCGTTCTTTTTCGTGCCTGTAATGGTTGTGGCGAAAAAGATACGCGGGTCGGTGTTGATATTGATCGTCTCTATCGGTGGCGGGCTGCCGTTGCCGTCGAAGTAATCTACTTTGAGCATTGATACGCCTTTGGTGTTGATCTTCTTCTCCCCTGCCAGTGATGCGCCGCCGCATACGAGCGTGTAGATGCTTGGCAAGCCTTCGGTCAATCTCTCTCCTAGCAGGTAGTTTCTGAACAAGTCGAGTCCCTTGTTGTTCGAGAATGCGCGTGCGCTGGCGTAGACTGCGGTGGTGCGCTTTGCCATGTAAGCGCGTTCAAGTTTGGTAAGTTTCGTGTGTGGTTTTCCGTAGTAGGACAATGAGAGTAAGTCCATCAAGAAGAACTGCCATTCTGAATTGAGGTCTGAGTAGTGTCCGTTGCTGCTGTTGTCGAGTTCCCCGCATCGGAATACCATTGGAAGATTTGGGCGCGTGATCGTGCCTGTGAAGTCGGCTCGCTCCCAATCGCGGAGCACGAAGTAGAGGGGACGGGAGACCGGGGGCGGGAGACCGATGACAGGCTCCGGCACATAGGTAAGGTTCTCGTCTGTGTATTGGAGAATGACTCTATTCGGGTACATAGCCTTTGATCTCGTTCTCGTATTGGAGCACGACGCGCGTCGGGTAGTTATTGCCTGCTGGTGGTGCGGGCGGGAAAAGGATCTGATAGAACGTGGGCGAAATCCAATTGCAATCGACGGACCCGCTGATTCCTGTCACCTGTCCGCTGCTGGTGTATTGCCATAGGTAGACAGGCCCCCACCTGGTTTGGTCGGGGATGTAGCTCGCTGGCGGCGCGGGATATAGATCGGGGAACCACGGATAGCCGGCTGTCCAGATGGGTATTTGCTTGAGCCTGGTCTTTTGGCTTTCCGTCATGGGGATTGGATCGAGAATGTTCTTGCGCGAGTAGATGAGCATCAGGTTGCTGAATTGTGCCTGTACATAATCCAGCCATGCAATGATCTGCGCTGCGGTCTCTCCGCCTTCTTCGATGTCGAGCGCGAGAACGTCTTTGGGTTCTATCACTGGCGCGATGGTTCTTACGAAATGTTCGGCTTGTCTGGCTGCGGTTGTGGCCTTGCGGTGAAAGTGGAATGCTCCCCTGAGGATGCCGTCTTGTTTCAGGTCGGCCATGTATTTCAGGAAAGTATTGTCTGTAAAATTGTCTGCTTCGGTTGCTTTAGTGACGACGAGCGCGGGTCTTGGCTGAACGAGCGCGAAGTCTGGTATCTCTTTCCAGTGGGACGTGTCGTAGGCTGGCGGCAATTTTATGATCATCCGTCCACCTCCCCCACTTCTTCCGTGGGTATTACCTTGTCGAAAAACACATTCACGACTTCTGGGTCAAAATCTTTACCCTTCAATCCCTGGATGTAGGTTTTTGAAAAGTTGTACGTGTGGCGGTCTCTGTGTGGTCGTTGGTTTGTAAGTGCGTCGTATACATCAGCGACAGCCAACAAGCGCGCGCCGATTGGGATCTGCTGGCCTTTGAGTCCATCAGGGTAGCCGGACCCGTCCCATTTCTCGTGATGGTGGCGCACCATTCTGAGAATGGTCGGGTGATAACCGGCTTGTTCTAGGATTGCCCACCCCAGTAGTGAATGTTTCTGTATCTTCTCCCGCTCATCTGGTGTTAGTTTGCGGGGCAGGTTCAACAGGTCTTTGGATACGAGCAGTTTTCCGATGTCGTGAAGGTGTGCGGCTGTGTTGATGAGTTCTATGTCTTTCAATTCCATTGCTTCGGCCAGCTTCACGGTGTACTCTGCGACGCGTGAAGCGTGGTGATTGTAATTGTCCCTCATCATGTCTATGATCGAAAGTATTTTGAATAATTGTTCCATAGTGTGTAAATAAAAAAGCCGCGTCATTTCTGACGCGGCTGGTTGCCTGCCTGTGCCGTTTGCACGCAGACAGGTGAAGGCAGTCGCCTTGTCCGCTCTGCGTGGCGCCATTGGCGCCAGGGAGAGCGGCCTAAGTTATTGGCGTAAGTGTATCACAAGTTTATATCGGCTCCTTTCGGCAATGCTTTGATGGCTGTAAGTCTGCGCTTCAACTCATCGTTTTCATCACGTAGATAATCGAGCGTTTGCTGTGCGCGCTGCATTGCGTTTAGATGCTCTTCACGCGTGATGATTGGGGCATCGTATTCGATGATCTCATGGCCTGGTCTTGCGTAGCCG